TCATGTTAATACCTTTTTATAAATGTATTCTATGTTATTATTAAATCCATCTAATCGCATAATCTTTTTTAATTCTGATTCAGTGAGAACACTTTCTTCTACTAATCCATAAAATAAATTACATCTTGAGTAAGATACACCTTGTTGTACTATTCTTTGTACAAGTTCGTATGCATATTCACGGCTAAATTTCTTAGTATTAATTAAATATAATAATACTTTTTGTGAATAAATTGAGCCCTTTGTTAAATCTAGATTATGCTGCATTTTATCAATATCAACAACCATATTATCTAAAATGCTTTCCATTCTTTTAAGTGCAAAACTTAAATGTGTAAATGTATCTGGTAATATTACACGCTCCACACTTGAATGAGAAATATCTCTTTCATGCCACAATGCAATATTTTCCATAGCAGGAATTAGTGCCATTCTTACAAGCCGTGCAAGACCTGTTAAATTTTCAGATAAAATAGGATTCTTTTTATGTGGCATTGCACTTGAACCCTTTTGCCCTTTAGTAAAGGATTCTATTACTTCACCAACTTCTGTTCTTTGAAGATGTCTAATTTCTATTGCAAATCTTTCAATGCAACCAGCTATAATTGATAAGTGTGAAAATAGAAGTGCAAGTCTTTCTCTTGGAATAACTTGAGTTGATATATCTTCAGTAGGAATTCTTAATTTTGCACTAAGATTTTCTTCTATAATGGGATTTATCATGCTAAAATTACCAACTGCTCCACTACATTTTATTCTAACTATTTCATCAATATCCATATCTAATGCTTGAAAACATCTTTGAAATGCTGCAAAATGAGACAACATCTTTAACCCAAATGTCATTGGCTCTGCATGAATTCCATGAGTTCTACCAATACAATAAGTAAACTTATGCTCAATCGACTTTTCTTTTAATTTGTTACAGATTGATAAAAGGCGTTTTTTAATTAAAAAAATAGATTCTTTAATTAAAATAGCTTGAGATGTGTCAATTAAGTCTTGACTAGTCATACCATAGTGTATGTATTTGGCAGGCTCACCTATTACATTAGATAAATGTGTCAAAAAAGCAATAATATCATGTTTTGTGGTTTTTTCTATTTCGTTAATTTTTTCAACAAAGTTTGGTAAAAAACATGATTCTTTTAATGTTTCCATTGTTTTAGGAACATCATAAGGTATATTTCCTAACTCACTTTGTATTTTACAAACATTTAATTCTACTTCAAACCATTTCTCAAATTTGTTTTCTTCACTCCAAATTTGAGCCATTTCCTTGTCTATATATCTTTCGTGCATGTATAATCTTATAAAAATTTCCAATGTTAAAACAAACTGTACCAAGAGAAAATGAATTAGCTCCTAATTCTTTATATCTCTCAATATCTTCTAAACTCTGAATTCCTCCACCAGCAATAATTTCTGCATCCCCCTTAAAATGTTTTATAATTTTAATTAACCTGTCTACATATTTTTCAAGACCTTTACCACTCATTCCACCATCTTTTGATGGAAGAGTATTGCAACAATGGAAGCTATTAAATCCTAAACTAATAAATGATTGCACCATTGTACTGGTAGTTAAAGGAGAAAGTTTTACAATAACTTTTCTTTTGTCATTAAGAAAAGAAGATATACCTTCATAATAATTTTCAAAATGTTCTATATTTGGACAACTTAAATTCAATTCAACATCAAAATCATCTGGTATTTTTTCACTTAATAATTTCCAATCACCCTGTTTAATTGCTGCGATTGATAATAAATCTCCTCTTTTTTTATTGTATCTACGAATACCAAAGTCAATGCCTGGATTTCTTAATCCCAAAGAATTATACCATGCACCATTCTTATAACGTAAAGTTTTTATTAATTGTTTTAGGAGGCCGGGTCTTTTTTCTATAGTGTATGTCCCTAGAACACTTCTAGTTTTTCTAGTAAACAAATAATTCCCAAAAGGAGCTGCAATGTAAATGCTCATATTTTTCCAAGTTATTCTACTGTATGTATTCTTCATTTATATTAAAAACACGATTTTTCTTGATTTCAAATTTTTCTACATACTCAGTAACAATTCTATATTTTTCTTCAACAGTATTTAGTTCTTCTCCATCACGGAATGATTGTTTATCTAGTTGTTTAGATGAATCGCCTTGAGGCCAAATTCTCCAACTATCGTTATCAATTACATCAGCAATTACTAGTTTACCATCCTCAGCAGTTCTTCCAAATTCAATTTTCATATCAATTAATTCTACATCAAAATCTTCCCAACAATCTTCAAGTAGCACAAAACATTGTCCCATTATTTTTATTACATATTGATATTCTTTTGGCGTAATTAAACTAGGAATTGAATCTAATTTAGAATGCATATTTGGAGGAACTTTTGCATTATATACATTTAATTTAAATCCTTCTGCATTATCTGGGTCTGCACCATTTAATCTCCAATCAGCCCAACTGAATACAGCATATGGGTCTGTATAAACTTCTGTTATCCATTTACCGTCTACCATATATTTTTCTCTCGCCTCATCTTCACTCATAAATCTTGAGCCTAGACCTATTTCTGGACTGACAACAAATGCAGGCTTATAAAAGAATTCATATATTGGTAATCCTTTTTGGCCTTGAAATTCTCCACCAAATTTAAATCCTTCTATCATCTGCACATTACGTTTCAAAAAACTTCCTGTTGCTCTTCTTCTAATTACACATTCATATGGTATCATCTCACATTTTTTTGAAATAAAAGAAGTATCATCTACTTGAGAAACAAATGCAACTGGTATATGATGTGCATCTAAATGTTTCATAATTACACAATTCTGTTTTGTTTTCTCTTTTGCAACATTTGCATCAGACTTTTTTGCTGCATCATTTGCAGTTAAAACATTTTTTGTTTCAATCAATACATAACCATCTACTTCAGAAATAAGTTTTCCTTCAGGCTCACCAGAATGCACTATATCCATAGTTAAAGAACAATCAGTTACTTTTTTAGTTTTACCTTCAACAACATTAGTTCCTAGTTTTATTCCTTGTTTTAATTGAGTCATATTTCTTCCATTTTAACTAAAGTATATTCTACTTCTTCCATTTGATTGTATTCTTCTTCAGAAACGGTATAAGGGCTATGTTCAACAGCAAATGCAATTCTTCTTGAAACTTCTTCATGTAACCAATCACTAGCTTCATCATAAAAATCAAACTCTTTAACTGTTGGATTGTTATCTAAAGAATCTCTAGCATATGTCACACGATACATTATAAACCTCCAGTGATTGCAAGTGCAAATACAGATGTAAATAATATAAACCCACACAGTGAAATTATATGATGTTCCATCTAATCCTCATTTTTTTCATTGTCTGATAATTCTTTACTTTCATAGTAAGAATTGATTGCTTCTTGCCACTGCTCTGCCTGCCAGAAGTGGTCAAAAAATCCAACATGACCACCCCATTCAGCAACGATTACTCCGGCATCATTAATATGCCATTCCACGTTAAATCCCTCCTATCCCCAACTCATCAACTGATGATTCAATATCTTGCTGATGAGCTTCAACAATACTCTCTTTGGAGAACCCATTCCTCGACAACCACTGATTAATGTGCTTGGATGTTGTTTGGGAATGCTTGGTGCTGGTCACAACAGGATATTCTCCAGTAATGTGATATGCAACAGGAGTTTTATAGGAGAAGAACACGGTTAAGCCGGTTCCTTGAAGATTTGTAATTTTGAGTTCGGTTTGATTTGTAGCTACGGGATTTAATCTAAGCATTTTCACCTCACGGGAAATTATTAATAATCAATCAACTCAACAGACTATAGTATATCAAAACCATATTCGATTGTCAAGGTTTTTTTTATACTTTCATGCAAAATATTTTAAAATTTTCTTGAGGATAATTTGGGTCTTCCTCCATCAGAAATGTCCGATAATCCATCATTTCCAAATAATTGTCAAATTTATGTTCTACTGTGGCCTCAAGGCGATTATGAGAATCAAAGACCAGAACCACCATTAACCAGTTCATGTATAAAATTTACGAAAAAGAAATGGGCCGATATAGTATTCTTTGTATACTTCTGTATCTTCCCATTTCTGTTTTCCAAATTTCCATTCTCCGGTATACGTCACATCAATATACGGCTTCTTCCATAAAGTCATCATCTACTCTTTATTACAGCATTCACAATCACAAGATTCCTCATCGCAAGAACAATTCTCACAAGCACAATCTGGATTAGAACACATAGGATTATTCCTTATTTAAAATGTTATCATACCTCAGATAAAAATAATTGTCAAGGTCTTTTTTTCTTTGCAAGTTCATTTGCAATCCAAGCTTTTGCAATTGGATTATTAACTTTTTTACCAGCCATACTTTTTATTTTTTTCCATACTTTTGCAAAAACATCTTCACCAGCCATATTATTTTCTACTCTAATAAATCCACTTCCAAAAAATGCAGCAAAACGGTCTTTATTTACTTGAACACCTTGCCACATTTTTGTTACTTCATCATCTGGAAGAGTTCTTTTTCTCATTCTATTTTGATTTAAAGAAGTTTCCAAAGTTGTATCCACAAAAATCATCATAGTTTCATAACCTAGTTGTTGCAACTTTTTGGCTTGATCAGTAATTTTATTATAATCTTTTCCCGTTCCATCAATAACTAAACCCAAACGTCCTGCAAGATAATTTCCTTGCATTCGTTTTGTTGTTGCTTTTGCTTTAACTCTTACTGCTTGACCTTTGTCTGAAAAAATGTCTTCTGGTGTTGTGTCTAATCCAACATCTTTTAACATTTTTTCATATACATCATCACTGTTTACAATTTTAAATCCCATGCCACCAGTGGTTCTTTTTACTACATAGGATTTTCCACTTCCAGGCCCACCGGCCAAAAAGATTGCTTTAAAGATGTTAGGATCATAAACACCTTCTTGCAATTCATAGAATGATTTAAAATTTTCCATCTGCTATAAGTTCCTTATCTATGAATAAATTATGGTAATATTTATATTCCTCAATTTTTGAGGAATTCTCTGTTTGAAAATCTGGCTTTAACTTCTGTCTTTGAAAATTCATTTTACGCATTCTAGTTTTAATTTTTGTTGAAGCCATGGTTCTCCTTGGGGTTATAAATTGTTTATTTTAATATCTCTTCTCCTGCTCCTCCCAAATCAATCCTTGTAGGTTTGCTAGGCAATGGTACATCTGAATAATCATCACGAATTACTTTCATTCTAGCTAAATGTTTTTGTTGCTGACCTCCTTCTTCAAATCCAAAAGTATGATGCAATTGTGTTATTAAATATTTTCCTGTCAATCTTACATCATTTATTGGCTGATTTTTAAAATTTGTTGTGTTGGGTATCTCTAATTCAATTAATTCTCCTACTCTTAAATTAGTTGTTCCATTTACTTCTAATTCTATTTTTACTGATTGCTCTAATAGTCCCAATCTAGACCTTCTTTGCATTAACCAATCTTCATTATATTTTCTATCATATGTTGAATTAATATGTGTTTTTCCACTCAAATCTGTAAAACTTTTAGTATAAGAATCTGATGGGTCTGAATTTTCGGATTCTAAATAAACAACAGAATCTGAAAATTCAGTATATGTTTTTCCTTCATATCCGATAGAATCAGAAACTAATGGAAATCCATTAGTTTTTACTGCTCCACTTCTTCCTCCTCCACTTGAACTATTTACTGTTTTATTATATCCACTTTTATAATATTTAATATAATCAAATTCCATTTGTTTTGGATTTAAATTTTTATTGTTTATTTTTTTCTGAAACCAATCATATGTAATTAAATTGGATGAATATAAACCAGCCATAAGATTTATTAAATTATCTTTTGATTGAAGTATTCTAATATCTCTAATGTTAAATAATTCAGTTTCTAATGAAGTATCTCTATTTTTTAGATTACTCATACTTTGCTTATATTTTCCTAAGATTTTACCAAATTTATATATACTATCTAAACTTCTAAAATTGTAACCAAAACATGTCTCATAAAATAAAAAAGTAGGAGATTGGGAGAATGTTACTGCTCTTTTACAAAGCATAGAGATAGCATTAAATGGTTTAACATTTGGAAAAATCATTTTTATATTATTTAAAGTTTCTTCAAAATATAATTTCTTTTTAGACTTTAAATCATCACGAATTATTTTTTTAACAATTGTTGAAGGTTCTCCTTCATATACTTTAGATACTCTTACACGATTGTTTGTAAAAATATCAAAAGTAGTAAAAGAAATAGTCACTGCTTGAGTATAATCATTTATTTTTTGTGTGTTTAAAATTTTATGTACATACAAATAATTTTCAGTAAAGTCTATTACAACTTCTTTAGTTTCAGTTTTTTGTGGAGTTTTAACTTTGAGAGAGATTTGTTCCTGCCCAATGATTGGAGCATTGGAGATAAGATTATTAGTATCTTTGAACGTAAGTGTTCCTGTTATTGCATTTGACATTATATCTTCATAAATATCAATTGCAACATATATTTCTGTTAAGTCAAAAGAGCGGCCTGAAGTTGTATGAAGCTTCAATTCCTCAAGTTTATAGTCTCCTGCATATCTCATTAGCTATCCCTTACAGCATAACGGAATTCTGAAACTATTTGTTCAACATATTCACGCTGAATCAAACGTATTCTTCTTTTTGCATCATTTAAATCTGATTCATATTGATAGTTTGAAACTACATCAGCATTAGGATAAAATTTATTATCTGTAATGATAATCTTTTTTGATGTATCACCAGATGATTGATTTATTGTATAATGATGCACACCAAACGGGTCATCATATTTATCATTTATATAGTTTTCAAGAGAGGACAAAGACTTGGGCCACTGGTCATAAACATTGACAATATCATTAGACAATAAAACTATCCAATGTAAATATATATTTTCATAATATAAGTCTGCAATTATTTCTGGTGATTCTCCATCAACAACATCATAAAAATCAAAGTTTACAATATTCTTACGAACATGATTTGATATAAAAGCTCTTTTAGTAATATTTGTAAACGTATTAGTTGTACCATTACCTAATAAATCGTAGTCCATTTTTGGAAACATTGAAAAATACATGTTAATACCCGCCCGGATAATCTGTATTATTTGGATCGTTCATTATTCTTTCTTTTGTAATAATAGGAATTTCTTGGAAAGTTAAAGTCATCGTTGTTTCTACTGGATGATATTCTCCATCTTCAGTTGCTAATTTTGAAAACAAAGATATTCTTTCTCCTCCATAATTAACATTACATGTTGTGCAAATAGATTCTTGTATTCTAGGAAGAGTATTATTACGTCTACCTCTCGACATAAATTGAATTTCAAACAAAGAAGGAACTTCCATAAAAGTGGATGCACCAATGTCAGGAATAGAAGGAGCCATATGTGATCTAAAACTTTTAACTATTTCATGAATATCTGTTGCCTCTCTTGCATTTCTAGGAATCATTCTGAAATCAAATTGAAATGTTCTTCTATCAATTGTTTCAAAAACACTTTCAATTTGATTATTGGTTACTTTACCTGCTTTAAGTTCATATGCACCAGCAAGAGATGATAATTCTGCACCTGCTGACTGTTTAGCTTTATTTGCAACAAACTTTTTTGCTAAATCTGCTATATTATTTGTACTTAATCCTTTAGAAAGTAATGAAACTATATTACCCATTTCTACATCATTATATTTTGTACTTTGATTATTAGTGATTACTGTTGGAAGGTACAAAGCAATATATTCTTTTTTTCCAGTTGGTCTTGTTATATTTCCACCCTTCCCTACTTCACCAGCTTTAAAAAGGGTTGTTCCTGAGCTGGAGCCAATTCCACCAAATTGATTACTAGATTGTGTTTCAATTCTAGACATTGCTTCTCCAGCTGCAGTCATAAAATCAAGTTCAAGGTCTGATGCTTTTGTGGGCTTTATAGTAAACAATATATAATGTTCAACATTACTTGATCCTAAATTTGAAGGAAAATATAAAAGAGGAGTTTTTTTCCCACTTTTATCATCTTTTATAATTAATTCTTTTAATGGAGAGGGCATGAATAAATATCCTAAAACACTTTACTTTTTAACTATTTATGTCATATAAAGGAAGATACACTCTTAGAAACTACAAAAAATATATTGGAAATCCTCAAACTATAACATATCGTTCTTTGTGGGAACGTAAGTTTATGGTTTATTGCGATTCAAATTCTTCTATTATAGCATGGGCTTCTGAAGAAATTGTGATACCTTACTTGTCTCCTTTAGATGGTAAAATTCATCGTTATTTTCCAGACTTTTTTATTAAAGTAAAACAAAAGGATGATACAATAAAAAATATTATTATTGAAGTTAAACCTAAAAAACAATGTTCACCTCCAAAAATACCTAAAAGAAAAACAAAACAATACCTTCAAGAAGTTCGCACATGGTCTATAAATGAGGCAAAATGGAAAGCAGCTAAAAAGTATTGTATTGAAAGAGGTTTTGATTTTCAACTTATTACTGAAAAAGAATTGAAAATTTAGTATAAATATAACTATGGAAACACCTACCAACTATATACAAGATATTCTTAATTCAAGAGGAGGCCAAGAAAAGTCTATAAGATGGTATCAAAATAAAATAAGAGAATTTGGAATACCTTCACAAAAAAGACTTTTAAATGAAGGGCAAGCTTCAACAACTTTGTATAGAGGAAAAATGAACTTTTTTGTGTATGACCCTAAATACAGAGAAACTCTTCCTTATTATGATAAATTTCCCTTGATTCTTCCTTTACAAGTGGAACAAGCATATTTTATAGGTCTTAACTTTCATTATCTTTCTATTCCATATAGATTACAACTATTAGAAAAATTGCAAAGATTCAGAAGAGGAACAGGAGAAAATGAAATCATGAAAGTTAGTTGGGATAGAGTAAACAATTTTAAAGAATCAAATGCAGTAGTAAAAAAATATTTAAAAAACCATGTAAGGTCTGTTTTTAGAGAAATTAATCCAGATGAAATGTTAACAGCTATTTTATTACCTGTGCAAAGTTTCTCAAAAAGGTCTATTTACAAAGTTTATGCTGATTCAAGAAGGATGATGAGCATATGAGTTATTATAGTGCAAGCAGAAATAAAAATGATTTTGTAGCATCTATGCAAAAGTATGGATTATCACGGCCTAATAGATATGACATTCAAATTTCACATCCAGTGTCTCAGCAAAGTGAGAATAATCCAAGAACCTTTTCATCCTTTGGATTAAGCGGCACTCGACCCTCTAAGTTTACATATAAATCTGGAAATGAAGGTGATGAATTAGTTGCGATACGATGTGAATCAATAGAATTGCCAGGAAAAGCAACTAGGTCTGTTGCTGAAGAAAATATATACGGGCCACAATATGAAATTCCACAAGGATTAACATATTCAAATCAAATTTCTGCATCATTTGTTTTGGACAGACAAATGTTTATTAAAAGATACTTTGATGCATGGCAAGATAATATACAAAGCACCAATTTTTTTGACATGAATTTTTATGAAAACTATATTAGAGACATGGTTATTAGGCAATTAGATGAACAAGATAATCCAGTATATGCATGTAAAGTTTTTGAAGTTTATCCAAGTAGTGTAGAATCAATATCTTTAAGTAATACTGCAAGAAGTGAATTTTCAAGATTGAATGTAACTTTTGCATTTAGATTTTGGAAAGAAACTACCGTTGATTTAGAAAATAATAATCAAATTAATCCTACTCCAAAACCTTTAGATGTAATAGATCCTATTAGTGGAGAATTAAAAATTGAAAAAGAACCAGTGAGTAGAATAGACCCTATAGATTCTTCTTTAACAGAAGACATGAAACTTGAAAAAAGGCAAATAGATTTAGAAGATCATATTGGGTCTGTAAAAACCGGAATGAGAAATAAAGATGGTGCAATGTTCTCCAGAGGAGGAACACGTGGCTACTTAAAAGATGATATAAGAATAGTAAAAGAGCAAGTAGATAGAGCTGACCATATAGATAAATCTTTAAGAAAGGATTTGAGAGTTCAGAAAGTAGAAGTAGATAGAGCTGACCACATAACTCGTTCTCTAAGAACAGATATGGAAGCTGAACATAAGGAAAAACTCAAAACTGGTAGATCAGTTGTTGACCGTGTAGATATAATTCTTGAAGAAGGTCAAGGTTCAACTGAACTTGCAGCAACCAGAAGAAGAAATCAAGAATTGAACCGATTTGATTGAATCGTTCACTTGATAATTATACATTATAACAAGGAGAAAAAATAATGTCTTTACCAATTTTAGAAGCACCGAAATATGAATTGACTTTACCATCAACAGGTGAAACAATCGAATACAGACCATTTCTTGTAAAAGAAGAAAAACTTTTACTTCTTGCACAAGAATCACAAGACGAAAAAGAAGTTCTTAAAGCTGTAGAAACAATTATTGAAGAATGTTGTTTTAAGAATGTAGATGCAAAAAAGATGCCTACTTTTGATTTGGAGTATGTGTTTGTTAAATTACGTTCAAAGTCTATTGGAGAAACTTCAGAAATTAAAGTAAAATGTCCAGATGACGGAAAAACAGAAGTTGTCATTGAGATTGATTTGAATGAAGTAGAATGTGTAAAAAAACCAGAACACACAAACAACATTCAGTTAACAGATGATGTTGGTATTATCATGAATTATCCTAAGATTTCAAATGTAGCAGAAGTTACTACAGAAAACACAGAAAACATTTTTGAAATTATTAAAGGATGTATTGATAAAATTTATGACCAAGAGAATGTTCATGAAAAAAATGATATATCAGCAAAAGAATTAGACCAATTTGTTAATTCTATGTCTCATAATCAATTTATGAAAATTCAAGAGTTTTTTGATACAGCTCCAAAGGTTCAATATAAAACTAAAATTAAAAACCCTAAAACTAAAGTTACTAGTGATTTAGTAATAGAAGGACTTCAAAATTTTTTTTAGTATGTCTCTCTCATAATAATTTAGAAAATTATTATCGTTTAACATTTTCATTAATTCAACATCATAAGTACAGTCTTCATGATGTTGAAAGAATGATGCCTTGGGAGAGAGAAATTTACGTTGGTTTACTCTTACAACACCTTGAAGAAGAAGAGATGAAACGCAAACACGAAGAGGCTAATAGGAAACATCAATAATGCCTAATAAACCATTACAAACTTATATCAAACAATACGATTTAAATAATGATGGTACAATAACAGATGAAGAAATGAAACGTGCAACTGAAATATTAGAATTAGAATTAAGAGAAGAAAAAGCAGAAGCTCAAAAAAGAATGTCATGGGTTTCAATTTCAAGTATGGTAATCTTTACTGCTTTTCTTTTTACACCTATCGTACCAGAATCAAGAGTTTCTGCTCTTGGAGATTTACTTGGATTATTTTACATAGGTCAAGCATCAATTGTTGGGTTTTACTTTGGTGCTCAAGCATACATGTCAAGGAAATAACATAGATGGCTAATTTTAATGAAACTTTGCAAAAGTTTTCTGAAAGTAATAAAACAGCTGAGATAACAATTAAAGGTCAAGATAAACCTTTAGAAGTCAACATGGTTGACAAAAAGTTTACTGCAGCTGACAAAGAAGCACAAAATGCACAAGAAAGAGGAGAGAAAGAAAGAACTGCTCTTTTACAAGACATTGCTGCAGGAATAAGTAACATGACAAAATCTTTAGTTGAAGGACTAAAGAAATTGACTGACCCTGCATTAATGGGTCTTGGACTTCTTGCTGGTTTACTTCTAGCTCCTCTTGTTGTTCTTGCAAGTTTCTTTAAACAATTAGCTGTTGAAGTTAAATTCTTTGCTGGTCTCATTGAAAAATTAGGTGGAATTTTTAAACCTATAAAAAATCTTTTTACTTTTCTTAAAGGTTTAACATTAGGATGGGTTGATGAATTAAAAGATTTAAAAATATTCAGTAAAATAAAATCCTTATTTACCTTTCTCAAGGGAATACCGTTAGGGTTTATTGATACACTATCAGAACTTAAAACATTTCAAAAATTAAAAACTTTTTTTGCATGGGTAAAAACTTTAGGTCTTGGATTTATTGATACACTATCAGATATAAAAATATTTGATAAACTTAAAACTTTATTTTCTTTTCTAAAGGGTATAGGTCTTGGATTCATAGATGAAATAGCAGAAATAAAGTTTTTTGATAGAGTTAAAACTTTATTTGCATCAATTAAATCTCTTTTATCCAAACTAGATTTTGTTAAAGATTTAGCAAGTATTACATTTGATAAAATAAGGTCTGTTTTTAATTTCTTTAAAAGAGTTACAGCTAGTTTAGGATTCTTTGATGATATAGCAGGGCCTGGAACTAAATTAAAAAAAGTTTTTGATTTTATAAAAGCTGCATTTAGATCAGTTGGTGCATTAGCTACTGTAATATCAGACATAGTTAGTGGAGGAATCCAAAAAGTAGTTAAAGCATTTGCTTTTGCTTCTAGAGTAGTAGTAAAATCTTTTGACATAATAAAAGGTATATTCACTGTAGTTGGTGATTTATTAAAAGTTGTTGGTGGAATTGTAAGATTTGGTATTGTACTTATAACTAATGCATTTTCTTTATCAGTTGCAATAATAACAACTGCATTTAAAACAATAAAAGGGATATTTAGTATTGTTGGGTCTTTAGTTAAAAGTATGGGCTCAATAGTAATGTTTGGTGTTGCTATTATAACTGATGCATTTAGTATTGGTGTAAAATTAGTGATGGCAGCCTTTAAAGTGATAAAAAGTGGATTTACTATTGTTGGTGGATTAGTAAAAGCAATGGGATTCACTATTGGACTTGTAACAGGAGGTATAACTAAATTAATCGGTGGAGTATTTAGATTTGTAGGATTTATATTCAGTTTAATTAAATCAGTTGGTACAATGGCATCAACTGCTGGTTCTTTTATGAAACTGTTTGGGCCCATATTTACATTTGCATCAACTATAGGATCAGTTCTTGGTAAGATATTTTTACCTATTTCCATAATAATGGGAATATTTGATTTTGTTTCTGGGTTCATAGATGGTTATAGTATTGAAGGAACACCAGCAGAAAAGATAACTAATGGAATTAAAGAAGGACTAGTTTCTTTATTTGATGGTATATTTGGAATGCCTCTTAGAATGATAGGTGCAGGTATAGCCATAGTTGCAAACTATTTTGGATTTGATTTTGGTGCTACTGTAGAGCAATCTATAAATGCATTTGTGGACTATGTAAAAGATTTAATCAGAAGAGGTTTTGACTTAATCAAAGGATTATTCACTGGAGAAGTAACATTTGGTGATATTGTAACTAAAACAAAAACATTATTGACAGATTTAGTAACAGGAACATGGAAGTGGTTTAGTGGACTATTTGATTTTAGTACAGTAGAAAAAGGGTTTGCGTCTATAATAAGTCTTATAACATTACCTCTTACTATAATTACTGCATTAGTAAAAGGTGTGTGGGGATGGTTCAAAGGATTATTTGGATTTAAAACAGATGATACCACAAAAGCTGGTGGAGAAATTTCAACTGGTGGAATAGGAACATTACTTGTTGATTTGGCAAAAGGAGTATGGGGATGGTTCACTGGACTATTTAAATTTACACTAAACTTCCTTCCTGCTGGAACTGATAATGTATTAGCTATTTTAAAAGGATTACTTGAAGGTGCATGGAAATGGTTCAAAGGACTGTTTTTATTTACATCATCTTTCTTACCAGCAGGAACAGATAATGTATTAGCTATTTTGCAGGGGTTAGTTGAAGGTGCATGGAAATGGTTTAAAGGTTTATTCCAATTTACAACATCTTTTCTTCCAGAAGGAACTGATAGAGTAGTAGACATAATAAAAGGATTAGCAGATGGATTGTGGTCTTGGTTCAAAGGATTATTTTTATTTACTGAAAACATCATAACCACAGCAGATGCTATAAAACCTGTTGATGGTGTAGTTGGAATTATAAAAGGATTAGCAGAAGGGCTATGGGGATGGTTTAAAGGTTTATTCCAGTTTACTGCTGATACAACAAAATTAGCTGATGTTATGAAACCTGTTGATGGTGTAGCTGGAATATTAAGAAATTTAGTGCAAGGTGCGTTCAATTATTTAAAGAGTTTGTTTGTTTTCGGTAAATCAACAGAAGATACTGCTGCATCATTAATTAATGTATTCTTTTTCCCTTGGAATTTAGTTGCAACTCTTGTAGAAAGTGCTTATAATTACATAAAAGGATTATTTGGATTTGACACAAGTAAAGCAGATACAGCAACAGCAGATAGTGAGTTAAAGACAAAAGGTATTGGAGGTTTAATTGTTGGTTTATTAACAAGTGCATGGAATTATATTAGTACATTTTTTGGATTTGGTAGTGATAAAAAATCAGAAGTTGATAATTTAACAGCATCATTTAGTTTAGTAACTTTAGCATCAAATGTAGTAAAAGATGTATTTAATGCGGCCACAAGTAAATTTGATGAATTTGTTGCAAGTTTAAAAACAATACCTATTCCATTACCATCAATTGATGAAATACTTGCAGAAATTCCAGACATGATAGATGTGTTTGAACCTATAAGAAAGTTTTTTGAAGGTATACAAGAATGGATAGCTGATAAATTGGCATTCTTTAATAAACCACTTGAAGTTATAGGTGATGGAATTACTGCCACTAAGGATGTAATTAATGATACAGTAGATGTAGTAAAAGAAAAATCAGGAGAATTATTTAATAAACTCAATCCTTTTTCTAATGATGATACTAATGAAAATATACAAGCTGCAGAGCAACTTAATAAAATAGGAGAAAAAGCAAAAAGAGAACCAATTCCTGTTACAATAATGGATGCAATGGGAACTAATATGCTGAATAAACCTAGATTTGGAATGAGCCCCGGCGGAATGGGAGGAATGGGGCCCGTAAATAGTGGAGTAGGTCAGCGTACACTATCAGTGGAAGGATTTTCTGGATTAGCAGGACTACAACCTCAAGTTATTTACATAGACCGAAGCACTGTAGTAAGTAATGAAAATGTTCAGCAATTACTAACAAGTCTGCCAGGTACAACTGAAAATCAAGATTTATTATCTAGATTTTCAGCTGGAGTCAGTGACGCATTCTCTTTTATGAGATAAATTATAAAACTTACTCGTTAGCAAGTTTCTCAAAATAACTCATTGCATCTTCATCTTCATCTTCTTTTGAAAATGGTACAGTATCCATTTTCTTTGGAGCTGATGATTTATATGCAGGAGCATATTCTTTTTCATCCTCATCAATTGTTTCACCAATTGAACGTCCAGCAGACTGCTTACCACTCAACACATTATTCAAACGTGTTTTTAGTTCATCATAACTCTTAAAATTATCTGGTGAACTAAATTCAGAAAGAGGATGTTGCTTATTAATCACTTCTTCAATTTCATCATCAGATTCAAAAATTGGTGATGGAGCACTGAATTCTGATTTATCATAATTCCAGTAACCATCTACTTTACGAATCTTCAGCTTGAAGTTTGCACCCTCAAATGGGTCAAAAGGATTAATAGGATCTTCATCTTCAAATGCTGGTTGCATTGCTTCCATCAGTTTGTCAAAGATTTTCTTGCCATACTTATACAGCATGACTTTACCTTCATTTTCTGGATTGGAAGAATCAGTAATCACTAGAATGTTACTATAGTATTGCAATTTGCGTTTCTGCTTCCTTGCAATTTCTTTGTCAGACTCAATACCAGAATTCCACAACTGAGTATTATGCTCACTCACTGGATCTTTTTGATTCAGTGTTGTCAAAGAATTCTCAATATACCATAATCCAGTAGGGCCTTGAAATGCATGATTCCAAACTCTTGCCCAAGGAAGTTCTTCACCTTCTGGAGCAGGAAGGAAACGAATCACCGCATAACCATTTCCAGCTTTATCTACTTGAGGTTTAAAAAGTCTATCATCAACAAAAGACTTTTTATCGGCAGGAGCTTCATCTTTTGCCACACGAGCAAGAAGCTTGTCAAGAGAATTGTTTTTTCGGAGAGCAGATATTTTATTAGACATTGTATTTCCTTGTATTAATTAACGTATGTTAAGGTATTTCACAAAATTCATAATTTAAAGTATTTATTGTATCAAACAATAAATGTTTTGTCAAGTCTTTTTTTCTTGCAAATTCAAAATTAATGGAAAAATATTTGCAATCAAGACTCCACATTCTTTTGCAATCTCGGCATGCTCCTTCTGAGTGCCGTTTGCAGACCGTAAATCAATATAATGAACCCATGAACGTATAGTTCCATTCATCATTAATGTTGATTTGGTCAATCCTTCTGGAAGAACAGCACGAGCTTGTTCTTTTGCAATTCCTACATCAATTGCCCAGTCATAAACTTCTTTTGTTTTATAGATTACCTCTCTTTGTTTTTCAATCCATTGTTTATGAATAACATCAACTTCCCAATAGTCTTTTTTATCTGGATAAGGAATAGAATTCTGTCTATTCTTTGGGTCTTGAAATCTACATTCTCTTACATCAAATGTATTTTCTTGATCTTGAGGATTTGCATATCTTTGACTAAACTCTTGAAAACTAAAACTTCTATGCCTCACAATCTGATGAGCAATATCTCTGGTAGTTTCAATTTCTATGCAAGCACTAGCCATCTCAAGTGGGCTCCAGTGGGAGTGCTTGATAAGGTAGCGTATGAGCCTTTCGGACGTTTCAGTGTTGTATTGGTTCGCTGGGTTCGATACACGGGCACAATACGCAATGAGATCTTGGACATCTTCTAACCCTTGATTTGAATATTCTTCTGTTGGAACAGAATAAGAAATTAGTTTAACTTTACTCATCTTCTATTATATGCTGGTTTTTTAACAAAATTAGGATTGTAGCGAGGTGGGCGATAATTAGAAACCTCTTTCAATCTAATACTCAATTCTGATTCTCTACGTTGCAATTCAGCACAATCATATTCCAATGTTTTAACTCTATTAGTTAATTCTTGTACTTTTGATTTTAGAAAATCACGTTCACGAACTAATTCTTCTTGCTGCTTAAGTGTCATATCACTTTCTCAAAGTAATGTTTTTAAAATTTGTTTACACTTTGAATAATCTATTTTCAAAAGTAAACTATATTTAAGAATGAGAGTTTTACTCTCTGGCCATATAATATTTTCAGATATATCATTATCAAACTGAGGAACATAATTTAGTATCTGATTCAATATAACCATTGTTTCTAAATGAATGTCTCCACTAAGAAATCTCTTTAATAATACCGGATGTTTTCCAAAGTTGCAAGTAAAAAGTGCATTAAAATTAGAATTATTTAAATTTTCTTCAAAAATAAGATTTTCCATTTCTGACCTAAAAACATAAGTCAGGCTCTGATTAGTCTTTTTCCATTCTAAATAATTCATTTCATTGAAATCACCAATCCATCCTTTTGGTGATTTGATAAAATTAGCTAAGAGGTAACCCAAAGTATCTTCACCATATTTCTTTTGAATCTTATAAAAAAATGACTTGTCTTTTCTTTTCTCATAAGATTCTTGAGATGCTTTTGTTTTTCCTCCATATTCAAGAAAATTATAATTTGAATTAAAATGAGCCTTGAATGCAACATAAATCTTGTATGCATCCCATCCCTCACTCATTCTAAATATTGTACTATAATTAGAATAGACTGTCAAGTTTTTTTTATATTGGAAGCTGAGAAACTTTAGGAATTAGATTTAGTTTCATTGCATCTACTTCAATCTTTTCTTTTAGTGGCTTGGAAATAAGTGTTGCAACTGTTTCTGGTTCTATTTTATTTTCGGTGCAATATTCCAAAACTGCATCAAGATAAGATACACCAGTTTTTTTAACAAACTCTTCAATTTCATATGAAAACTTTTTTGAGCTCATAACTTGTAACTCTTCAAACATCATTTTTTAATTTCCTGCTGTTAATGTGAACAAAGCTTTTACATCTAATTCTTTTATTGGATTTCTTGCAAAAACACACCATTTTATTAATTCCTTATCTGTAATATTTTTAGAAAAATCTCTAAAACTTCTTCCAGTAGTATAAACATCATCAGCAATTAACAATGGATGATTTGTATTATGTGTGCTATATTCATTTAATGCATTTGCAAATTTTACTCCTCCTCTTGGAATTCCTAAAACTTCGCTCCAAGGTCTAGACTCATATTCTCTAACAATTTTTGCAAAAGTTTTCCATTCTTCTTCACTGATTGCATCACATTCTATTTTCCATGTAAGATGTAAACCAGAGTGACTTATAAAGTCAACATTTTGAAATAAATCCATTTTAAAATATAGTTATTAGTGAGGGGGGAGAGTTTTTGATTAGTATGTAGCAGAACTCTCACAAACTGCTACGCAAACAAATTATTTCTTTTCAGTTATGAATTGATAAAATTCGTTTGCGGTCTTTACAACCTCTTGAGGTTGGTACATTTTAGGAACATATTCAGAAAGAAATTGTTCTTGACTTTTTCCTGCTTCTTTCCACATTTCCATTGAAGACTTTGATGTTTCAATAGCAATATCAAATTGTTTATCCAACATTTCTTTTGCCATTTTAAGTGTCTCCAATCGAATTTCAAAAGGATTTTTATTTACTTCTGCCATACATTATCCTTTGTTGGGTTGAAAAAAGATTGAAAAAATACTTTTAAAAATATTTTTCTTTTCTGAGGACTTTTTTTCAAGATATGAACCATAGGCCCATTCCCAATCATTTTTATATTCGCTCATAAAATATGATTTTGCTTCAGCAATTTGCTCTGAATTTGACATTTTAATTTTCCTTTGTGTTGTGTGTGTGTAAAAATACTTAGTTTTTAACAGTGCTTTCTAAGTATTCCAAAACTTTGTCTGGTGTAGATTCAATGTAAGGGTCATCATCTAAACTTTGATTATTGAGTCCAGGCTCAACAAACATCTTCTCAACTTTCTTATTGTCTACCACCATTGCATATCTCCATGAACGATAACCAAATCCTTGACGTGGCTTGTAAACAAGCATATTCATGTCTCTGGTAAACATTCCAGTTCCATCTGGAATCATTTCTACATTTTCAATATTAAGACTTTCTGCCCATGCATTCATTACAAAAGAATCATTAACTGAAATGCAATATACATTTGTACAGCCTAGACTAATAAACTGACTATACATTTTTTCATATGCAGGAAGTTGTTTACTACTACATACTGGTGTAAATGCTCCAGGCAATGAAACTACTACAGCACGTTTATCTTTAAAATAATCATCTGTTGTTACGTCATGCCAATCTGGGCCAATCCTAACTTTAAATTCATTATTTGGTACAATCATTTTTCTCCATTTATAAATTTTCTAAGTGAGTTTTCAATTCATCCAATCCACCCACATATTTTCCTTTCACAAAAAATTGTGGAACATCCATTGACATTGTTTGTGACATAAGCTCTCCAAACAATTGTTTATCACAAGTAACTGTTGCAAATCTGATACCACGTTCACGCATCAACTCGGCACCTTCTTCACATTTTTCACATGCTGGATATGCTTCATGTCTAAAAACCACCGAACCTTTCAGTTCTAATTGCATAAATCAATTTCTCCATAATAGTAAAATTGGTGTGACAATTCTGTTTCTAGGTTTGCCACAAACCCAACCTACATTAGGCTGCTATTGCAACCTGTGCAGAAGTATAATCGCTATTATTTGCAATTATGAGTATGATGTTGGTCATCACCCTATTTGCTCTCTTTGTTATTTTCTTCTTTAGTCGATTCCTAATACACCCCCCCAACATTATACATTTCTATATAATCTTGGTGGAGGTGGCCGGATTTGCACCGGCGTCCTAAAAAATATATTCACATGTCAACAAGCAAATTCTATAAAAAGTCTTTCTTATTTGGAGGCATTATACCCAGCTCTTCAAATATGTCTTTTTCTTTATTTCTTGTATTATTATCTGTAGGTTCAAATGTTCTTTGCTCTTCTTCAATAGGAAAAAAATTAGTTCCAGAAGCAAGTAAACAAACATAATTTGGATTATAAAATTCAAATATAGTAAAAGTTTTATTTTCTTTATTATAAGAAACAACAATCTTTGCAGGAATTGTTGTTTCCCCAGACCTTAAAAGGGAATCTCCATTAAGAATTGGCTGTTCATTCTTATTAGATGCAATATTGACTGCTGTGTTAAAGTCTGTACATAAAACAGG